TGAAAATACAAAAAATAATTAGTTTAGATAAAGAAACTGCCGAACTAGCCGCAAAAAAATCTAATTTCAGTGGTTGGGTTAGAGATAAGTTACGGTCAGAGCGTAATCAATCAGAAGGTCTAATTCACACAAATCACATTCGCGAGCTAGAAGCACACACAGAAATGAGTTCTAGGGAATTATTGTGGCATTTAGAACAAAGAACACAAGAAGAAATCAAAGCATTAGTGTCCTTGCTAAAGAAAATTTAGAGTATCATAGGCGCGAGGTCTATTCCTAGACTGGCACCTACTAACAACACTAATGGCTTGGCTAGTTTAGTCAATGTCTGTAGTTCAACCACCACTTCCTCAACACTACGTAAGCGCGTATCAATACGGTCAAGCCTAGCATCTTGAGCATCATCTACAGTCATAGGATCATTCCTTACGTTCTATGTCAGGATTGTATCCTAGTGTCCATTCTCCTACAGCCGTAATTCCTTCGCCTGTGGCTACAACGTAAGGATTACCAATAGCCTTTCCTAGTAAAGACGTAACATCGCCTAAAGCTGTAAAGAATTCATAACCAGACTGACCAGCAATAGGTATTTTTTCTTGTTGTTTAACTTCTATTGTATTTTCCAATCCAAAATAAAATGTATCGTTAGTTAAATTTTGTTGTTTATAGTACTCATCCCTATTTGCTCGCTGCATCAGATATTGCATAATGGGCATTTAAGCACCTCAATTTGTTCGTGCGTTAATAGGTGTTGAGTTCATAGCGTTGGCTAGTCTAGTAATGTATTCTCCACTGCTAAATGCTGGGTCTTCACATAGGAACGCTATGTTAACTGCTGGCCATTGAGCATCTGTAGAACCATCCTTTGTAAAATCTAAAGATTCAGCAAGTAAATCTTGCCTACGGTCAATTACTACGCGATAACAATGTAAATTGGGTCCTGTTATTGCACCCATGCTGCCCCAAGTGCTTACGCTACTAAGGGATGGCATTCCAGTTATCGATGCAAATGGATTAATGAAACCAGTATCAGCATCATCTGGCAATAAACCGCCATTACTTTGTGTAGCTGCGTTGTTTAAATTAATGTCATACATGCGCTTTTCAGCATAGATTGTTTGTTCTTTGTTTGGCCATCCTGCGCCAGTACCTCCCATGTTGGAGGATCCTAATGGAGTAACCATATCCAATCCAAGTCTACGTAGTGCTTCATAGATTCCAATAGTAGTTGCTGTTCGAATTTCTTCATTGTTTAACGGCCTAGACAATATAAAAATAAATTCTTCAATTTGGTCGTAGTTGTTTTGATAACTGGAGACGTTCTTTGAACTGTAACGTTAGTAGGCATCAACATTTCGCCATTACGTACCATAAAATCTAGGTCTACACGTTGGTATTGTATGTATGAACCAGTCCCACTAGTACCGATTGGTATAGTGTTAATGACCTGGTCCTGGCCTACTCTTTGCGTAGTTAAACCGTTTGCTCTAGGAGTGCTTGCAGCTCGCGTAGTTCCAACTTGAATCTCCCCGAAGTCAATGTCAATCAATCTAGCACCTGATGATAGGATTCTAACCATTATTTCATCTCCTTGCGTGTCATTCTATGTGCTTCGGCCTGTGCGCGTTTGAACCCGTCTTGTTTCCAAGAACCATTCTTTTTCTTGTATTTGCCTTGGACTTTCTTGAAGTTTTTACCGTATGCTTTGCTATATGCAGATACTTTTTTAGCACGTTTCACCATGTCAGTTTTCTTCGCTTTAGCTCTCCCACCGGTTACTCGCCTACCTATTGACTTTCCAGCCTGTTCAGCAGTAGGAAAGTTTTGCTTTGCACCTTCCGCTACGCCTCGCAAGAACGCCTCGATGATTTCATCAGCAGTTGCCAATTAAATCACCTTAAGCGACGTTACCAGTTTGAGTTAGTACAAGTGCCATGTAATCTTTAGCAGATGGTGTTACGATTCTTCCTTTCATTCTTAGAGTAAAATCAGTTGAACCAGCAGTGCTTTGTACGTTTCTAAGATACAATGTTTTAGATACGATCAATGGAGTAATCGAGGAAAAGGATTCTTGATGATACATTCCTAGAGTTGCTGAATCAAAACTTTGCCTTGCAACGTAGAGTGATGTTCTATCAGCATGACTTAGGAATGCCTGGATGTTAGAGTCTGCTAATTGAAATTTCATTTCCACATCGGCAGTTGGGAAATCTTCTGTTGGGTCTAATACAATATCAACTTCATGAATTTCAAATGCTTGATTGTCTGCTATGTCTACATAGTCAGTTAAATCCAAAACTGCGTTGTCTGCTGTGTTGTCTGTTACTACTTCAAGATAAATCTCGAATTCTTTGGTCTTTGCGTTTGCCATAAACCTATGATGATAGAGGAAGTTAATAAATAATAGTAGTTACCTTACGAACCGATTAGCCCTAATCATGGAGACAATATACGACCACTGGTGGTACAAAATACATGATATAGCATTAGAAATTAGAACAGAACATCCTAATTTTAATTCTATGAAGCACATTGATAAAGCAGTTTGTCATTTAATTGATGTAGAGGGGGTAGAAGAATGATTCGACGCCATATTTGTATGTGTATGAATCCTAGATGGGTTCAGGAGCTGTCCGGTGAAGGGTATTGTCAAAATTGCGATAATGTTGTAACTGAATGGATGTTTATTTTAGAAGAAGAAGAAAGTCAAGTAGATTGGACGGGGTCACCATGAAAATACAAAAAATAATTAGTTTAGATAAAGAAACTGCCGAACTAGC